CCAATGGTTGCACTCAAGACCACCGCCTGAGCTTAGGAGAACGTAGACAATGAACAGTTTCGAGATTTCAAAGTCGGTCACCAAGCTCGGCACGTCCGATACGGCGACCAACGCGACGCACCAGCACAGCATTGATACGCTCGGATTCGACTACGCGTCGATCGACGTGGTGTTTGAGCAGGTTGCAGCCGCTGGCACCAACTCCAGCGTGGCAGTCGCCCTGAAGCTGCAGGAAGGTGACACCACCAGCAGCTACAGCGACATCACTGCTTTTGTCGGTGACGGCACTGGCGGGTTTACCATTCCGACTCCGAGCGACACCACGAGCTCAAATGTGGTGCGTTTCGATGTCGACATGCGTGGCCGCAAGCGTTACCTCAACGTGTACGCTACGCCGAATGTCGCCAGTGTGGTCGCCAGCAACGCTCGCCTGGGCAAGCCCGAGGAAGGCCCGACCAGTGCCAGCGGCAAGGGCGTGCTGGCTGCTGTCAGCGGCTAACGCTTGACACGGTAGCCACAATGTAAACAAGGACGGCCGGGCACGGAGGCCAATCTCCTGCCCGGCCGTTTGCATTGGAGGCTATTGCATGCTCGTCAAGGTTGGCGAATCTCGTGTCGATGTCCGTGTCGAGGCCGTCATGTCTGTGCCTCGCCTGGGCTTTATGGACAACTTCTTTACCTGGGCACAGGCGCTGATGCCGCTTGGCATCCGACCGACAAAGGTCACTGGTGCATTCTGGGGCCAGTGTCTGCAACGCGTGCTGCAGCAGTTCGCAAACGACTGCGAATACATCCTGACAATCGACTACGACACGTTTTTTTGCCAGGCAGACGTTGAGCATTTGCTCGCGTTGGCCATGACGTTTCAATGCGACGCTATCACTGGGCTGCAGACGAAACGCGAAGACGGGCGACCGATGCTGACCATGCTCGACACGCTCGACAATCCGCCAGAAGACGCAAAGGTTAGCGTGCCGCGTGAGTGGTTTTCCGCGCCAGTGCAGCAAGTCGACACAGCACACTTCGGCTGCACGTTTATCTCGACGGCTGCACTCAAACGGATGCCGAAGCCGTGGTTTCAAGGTGTCCCAAATGACAAGGGCGAATGGGGTGACGGAAGAATCGACGACGACATTTTCTTCTGGCGACAGTTCAAGAAAGCCGGCAACCGGCTCTACGTGTCGCCGCGTGTGATTCTTGGGCATGGCGAGTACATGGTGACGTGGCCCGGTGAGAAGCTGGCCAAGCCAGTGCATCAGCACGCGACTGATTACTGCGTGAATATGAAAGCACCAGAAGGCGTCTGGAGGGTAGACCCATGACAAATGTAGAGTTCGTAAAGAGCTTTCGCGCGTACCGCAGAGGGCAAACGGCACAGCTGGGAGATGGCGAAGCAAATCTGCTGATTGCTCGTGGCATTGCTAAGCCGCAGCAGCAGATGCAGTTGCTGGAGACAGCGGCAGTCGCGCCAGCTGCACAACAAGCGACGGTCAAACGCACACGCAGGCGACGAGTCACAGGATGAGATATCGCAGCCTTTCTGTTGTCAGCGAGCCAAAGATCGAGCCGGTCACCCTGGCCGACGCCAAACAACACATGCGCGTCGATATCGACGACGACAATGCCTACATTCTGGGACTGATTTCGGCAGCGCGGAGGTACGCAGAGGAGTACCTGGACCGTGCTCTGATCACGCAGCAGCTGCGGATGCGTGTCGACACGTTTCCGTATGAGTTTGAACTGCCGCGGCCGCCGATGGCAACGGCTGGCACGTTCACGGCGACGCAGATCACTTATACCGTCGATCCAGGCGGTGCTGGCGGCACAGCCACTCTCACGACGGCAACGCTGTCAACGAGCACCTACCGCGTCGATCGAGACGCAACACCCGGCCGCATACGCACCGTTTACGGTGGCACGTGGCCGAGTCACCTTAGCGATCCAAACTCGATCGGCGTGACGTGGTACGCCGGATACGGCCAAAACGCTACGGACGTACCGCAAGCGATTCGCCACGCCATCCTGATGCTGGTGGCTCACCTTTACGAAAACCGCCAGGCCGCGGTGGCTACTGGTGCTGTGCCGCAAGACGTGCCGTTCGGCGTCAAAGCCCTGCTCGACACCTGCAAGTGGGGCAGCTACTCATGATCTTGCCAGGCCAGATGCGCGAGCGCGTGACTGTTCAGCAGCCAACACGCACGACTACAGATCTAGGCGAATCGCAGCTCAGCTGGTCGACATACGCCACCAGGTGGGCCAGCGTGGAAGGCGTCAGCAGTCGCGAGGCCCTGCAGTTTGGCCAGCAGCAGGTGGAAATCACGCACAAAGTGCGAATGAGATACCTCGATGGTCTCACGTCGCAAATGCGGCTTCAGTGGCGAAGCCGCACGCTGGATGTCGTGAGCGTGCTGGAATATGGAAATCGCAGCGAGCACGTGCTTATTTGCCAGGAACAGGTGGCCTAATGGGCGTGGAAGTTGGCATCGAGCTGCCGACGCTCAAAGAGTTGCAGGACGCGTTCAAGTCGCTGCCAAATAACATTGCTGCCAAGCATATGGCAGCAGCTCTTGGCCGTGCCATCGATCCGACATACAAGCTGATCCGCCAGCTGACTCCTCGCGGCCCTACGGGAAACCTGAAAAAAGCCGTCAAGAAAAAGACAAAGCGATACGTGCGCGATGGTGCTGGCGTTGCTGTGGCTGGCTACACAAAACCACCACGCGGCAAGATTGATTCAGACCGCAAAAGCAATGAGCGAGGCTTTCACGCCCATTTTGTGGAAAAGGGAACCAAAGATCGAAAGACCAAAGGCCGTGTTGCCTCTTCATTTTCACAGCGACCATTTTCTGTTGTAAGGCGGAAAAACGGAGCACTAGTCACAAAGCCCAAGCCGCCAAAGGGCTTTCTAAAAGGTACTTCGCTCGGTCAGCAGGTTGATCTTGGCAAAATGCCAGTGGGCGGTAAGGCAGGCATTCCACCTATCGAGACCGCATACGCACGACAGAAAAGCCAAATCAAAACTGACACCATTAAGGAAATGGCCGAAGGAATTCTTAAAGCAACAAAAGAAATGGCCAGGCCGTTTCGCGGCGGAAAGGCTCAGTGATGGCAGTTCGCTACCCAGACAAAAACGTCAGAAACGCTCTGATTTCAGACGCCAGCGTCACGCAGTATGTGGGCCATCGTGTGTTCAACCAGTATGCCACGCCAGAAACGCCGCTGCCGTTTATCGTGACAAGACGCACCGCCACTGAGCGTGAGCAGGCATTTACGGTGCCGGTAGGTGTGCCGCGTCTGACTCTCAACCTGGTCTGCTACGCGGCCACGTTTGAGGTTGCCAGAGAGTTGGCGGATGCCGTGCGGCGTTGTCTGGATGGATTCAGTGGCTATTTCGACAATACACAGGTAAAGCAAGTCGCAGTCGAAGAAGAACGCGACGAGCTCGTGCAACTCGCAGGCAGCGAAAAACCGCCAGCGTTTGCCGTCGAAATGGATTTGGATATTTGGTGGCAGGAGACATAGCAGATGGCGAGTACGCCGCACGATTCGACCGGAACAACGCTTGTCTTTGACGGCACCACGTTCACGGTCACCAATCTCACGCTCAACTACAACGATGTCCGCGAGCGAATCGACATTAGTCACCTGGGCCAGACCACAGGCGAGCAGCTTGCCAGCCAGGATGCTCCGCTTGTTGGCACAGTCGACGACACGGGTGTCGAAATCAGCTTTGACTACATTGGCACGACCGAGCTGGAAGGCAGCACCAGCGGCACGCTTACCATCGCCGGTGGCCTATCACTTTCGCGTGCGGCCACTGTTGCAAGCTCAAGCGTGACGCTGGCAGTTAACGATGTCATTCGCGGCAGTGCTACCATGCGAGTCGCAGCCAGCTAGCTGCGGGAGGAACCCGTGGCGACACTATCGCAAGGCATCACGTTTTCTTTCAATGGCTCTCCGGCCAGCGAAATACGTAATCTTTCTTGGTCTGTTGGTGGTGGCTATACGACGGCCAGGGACTCTGCATACATGCCAGAGGCTGGCAGCGTGACTCTAGAAACGCTCGGCAGCATTAGCACAAGCCTGTGGGGCACGGCTGGCTCGTTGGTCATTAGCGGCGGCGGAATGGCCTTGACAGTCGATGCAGTATGCACGCAGGTGAATGCCAGCGCAAACCTCAACGGCGTGACAGTGTACGCCGCCGAGTTTGCAATCATTACGTGAGGGTTTGATGGACATTAAGGCAGCGATTCTGGCCAGTGGCAAAAGGAATCTGCAAAAAGTATCTGTTCCAGAGTGGGGAGTCGACGTGTTCCTGCGAACCATGACAGCAGGCGAGCGTGACGCGTGGGAGTTGGCTTGGATCGAAAAGCAGGGAAAAGGTGGCGTTGTCAACTTCCGCAGCGTTTTCTTGGCAAAGTGTTTGTGCGACGAAAACGGCAACCGGCTGTTTTCAGATGCTGAAGTACCGCAGCTGGCCGAGCAGGACGCCAGCGTGGTCAACCGACTGTTTGAGCTTGCACGCGAGCGAAACGCTTTGACATCTGACCAAGTGGACGAGCTGGCAAAAAACTGAACGCCCGGCCAAGCAGACGCTTTCTGTTTGCTTTGGCCGGGCATCTCGGAATGACGGTGGCAGAGCTATGCGAGCGAATGGACAGCCGCGAGTTGAGCGAGTGGTATGCCTACGTGGCGCACTTTCGCGGGCCACTCGACGACCCGTGGCATCAAGCTGGAACGATTGCGTCAGCCGTTCTGGCTCCGCACACCCGCGTAGGAAAACGCCAAAAGCCCTCAGACTTCGTTCCCATAACTCGTGCACCGCAGCACGAGCTGCAGCTGCAGGCGACAATGGACCAGCTCATCCAGCGTCTGGGAGGTGCTGACTAATGGCCACCACAGCACTTGGCCTGGCCCTGCAGATCTCGGCAAGCACGGCCGGGCTCGCGAAGAGCGTGAACGAAGTCAATCAAAAACTTGATTCAATGGCTGAGGCCGGCAAGAAGTCTGCCAAAGACCTGGCCGTCTTGAAGACAATCGAGATTGGCCGAGCACTGATCGACGGCGTGACTGCCTTGGCAGGTGCTTTGAGCAGTGCAGCCGCGTCGGCCAAAGGTCTGTTTGACGATGCACGCAATGCCATTGATGCAGTCGGAAAGTTGGCTGCACAAACCGGCGTGAGTGCTGAAGCCATCCAGGCATACGGTCTCGCGGCTGAGTTGTCTGGCGTAAGCACTGATGAGTTTGCCCGTTCTCTGCAGAAAATGACCATCCGTCTGGGCGAGCTAGAAGAGGGTGCCGATTCCGACATATTTGGTGAGCTTGGGCTTTCGATTAGCCAGCTTCGAGAGCAAGGTGCCGAAGAGACGTTTGAGCAGATTGCCGATGCCATAAGTGGACTTGCAACAGACGCCGAGCGTGCAGCTGCTGCAAACCAGATCTTTGGCAGAAACGGCGTCAAGCTGCTCCCGCTGCTGAACCAAGGTGCCGAAGCCCTCAAAGTTCAGCGAGAGGAAGCTGAGGCACTTGGACTCGTGCTGACTGGCGATCAAGTCGCATCCGTTGAGGCAATGAACGATTCTTTTACCAAGATTGGCGCGACGATTAATGGCATTGTTGGTCAGGTGACTAGTTACCTGGCTCCAACAATTGAAAAGATTGCAACGCAGATCCTGGATATGGTTAAGGCGATTGGCGTGGAGAACATAACGAAGACCATTACAGATGCACTTTTCGCGTTTGCTGACACGTTCCTGGCGGGGTTAGGGACTCTTGCAGAGGTTCTCGGGCAGATTGCAGATGGAATCCTTGCCATCCTCAGCAACCTTGGTGTGGTTGAAAAAACCGCAGACGAGAAAGAGCTTGAGCGAGTCAGAAAGCAGGCGACGAGAACACGAATGCTTCCTGGAGGCCAGTTTGGCGGTGCAAGGCAGCAAATGATTTTCGACCCGACTGAAGAGCAGAAGGCACGCATTGCAGAACTTGAAGCAAAGATTGCACGGCGTCAGGAAGGCGGGCTTACAGACATGCTTGTCGGCGGCATTGATGGACTGCGCCAAACGCTTGCAGAAACCCGCGATGAGTTTGCAAAGCCACCACAGGCACCGCAGGAGACCGTCGACGCAACGAATGGCGTGAAAAGTGCAGTTGAAGACGGCAACAACCAGGTGGTTGAAGAACTCCAAGGCTTGCGTGAAGACATGCGGCCACCTGCTGCAGCAGACATCCTGGGAGCCGCAGCATGAGCGTCACGAGTTTTCGCGAGCTAACGGGCAGGACGTTCGATCACCGCTTTGGCGAATCGCCCACAGCGATGCGTCGGTTTGGCGTCACGCTTGACAGCCCAGCCACCAGCAACCAGGCGATACTCAACGCCATCGGGATTTTCCATGGTGCGTTTCACCCAGAGTATCCGTTCCTGCGGTGCACTGAAGGCAACGTAAAAGAAGCGACGCCAACTCCGTACCACGCAGAGGTTTCCTACCGCTATGAGGTGCCGCAGGTTGGAAATGTCGATTTTGAGCCCAATCCACTTGCTCGGCCAGACGTGTGGTCATTTTCTTCGACAACCACGACAAAACCGGCTCTGACCTATTACGAAGGCGAAGACAACGCAGACATTCAGCCGCTTGTAAACACGGCTGGCGATTACTTTGAAGGGCTGACTGTCGAGTCGTCAGAGGTGCGTGCAGTCATCGCCGGCAACAGGATTGCATACCCGATTGCACTGTCGAACGCTGTCACGAACGCAATCAACTCTGAGCCATACCTTGGAGCACCAGCCTATACATGGAAGTGCCAAGGAATCGGAGCACAGCAAAAAACCGAAGTCGTCAACGACATCGAGATTCGATATTGGGAAGTCACAGTCGAGCTCATGTATCGACCGGAAACGTGGATATTAAAGCTGCCAAACGTGGGCTACAACTACAAGCCAGGTGGCACAGGCGACAAAGCACCCGTGTACGTTACGGACGCAGCACCAGCATCGGCAACAAACGGGCAAGACGTGCCGTCGCAAGTGCCGTTGGCGCTTACTGAAAATGGCGACCTCAAAGATGGCGACCCAGACATTCTCGAGCGTCGGCCGTACCCTGTACAGGATTTTGCATCGTTCTTTGGTACTCCGACGTTCTAGGAAGCCACAATGCCGGACATCAACTACACAATAAACGGCCAGATCGCCAAAGGCTCGCTATCGCAGAGCTTCTCTGCAAGCGGCGTCACTGCAAACATGGCCAGTGCCGGCGTCGTCGCAGTCACGCTTGAGCTTGGCACGACCACGACGCAGATCACCACGACAGACATTGGCACGCTTGGTCTGGCGTTCTGCAGAAGCCTAGCCACTGAGACGACGCATACCGTGAGCTTTGGCCGGCTGGACAGCAATACGCTTTATGACGCTGTTCGGCTGAAGGCTGGCGAAGCGGCTGTGCTACGTCTTGCACCTGGCGACTACGCCGCGAAATCAGCCGTAGAAGGCTCGCGGCTAGTCGTCACGATCTATGAGGACTGAACGTGGCTCAAAAGCCCGACGGCAAACCGGCACGGCTTCAACGTGTGCAGTTTACGCGTCCAGCTGCGGAACGCATTGCGAAGGTTGTCCGCAAGGTTGAAGAGGGTGACCGGCGGGCTGGACCTCTGAAGTTTGGGCCGCGCCAGCGTCCAGTAACCCAAGCAGGCGACAGCGACATATTTCGCGTCGCAGTGTTCACTGGCACGTGGGATGTCGATAGCACAAAAACTATCGAGTTTATTGACCCAGTTCACAGCAACGCGACGGCCACCGCGATCAACTACTTTTGCGGCATTGCTGGTGGAGAAGTAGGCGTCGCGAAGAATGCCAGCAACGTCTGGCACCTAGTTTCGTGGGAGATGCAGGAAGTATGCACTACGCGAGTTATCGACATTGAAGTTGAGCTCAACACTGCCAACTGCGAAATCTACCGCACTCTGGTAACGGCTACGCAAAAGTTTCTTCGTCTTACATTTCCATTTGCGACATGCTCGACAGCGACGACACCGGGGTGACATATGGCACGTTGCGTTTGCTGCGGTTGCATTACCGATAACGACTGTTGCACGAGCGGTTTCTACTACAACTGCGCAGGCTCTCCGTTTGCTGGACCATTTGAGACAGCGGCTGAATGCTCTGCAGCTGCAGCTTCAACTGGATGCCCAGGCGGTGGCCCTGTTCCGATTTGCTACTGTGCGTCTGGCGACTTTGAGTGTTGTGCGGATGGCCAGTGTCGAGCATTTTGCGAGGAGTTGCCACCGTGAAAGGCGTCAGCATCAAGGCTCTGCACGAATCCGAATCAAGCAAACCAGATGGTTACCTTGACGATGTTCTGTCATATGTCGTTGAGCGGACTGATACGCATGTGATATTTGAGAACGCCGACTATTACATGCTGCGCGATAGATACAGCGGAGACGTTGACCCTGTGCATCGCGGGCCTGGCACAGAGCTGCACAACCTGCTTGGCAAGTTCGGCATCTACATGCGTGCTGGATGTCAGTGCCGTGGCCGTATGGCACAGATGAACAAATGGGGCTGCGACGGTTGCGAGCACAACATGGAAACAATCGTCGAATGGCTGAAGGAAGAAGCCACTGCTCGCGGCCTGCCGTATCTCAGCACAGTCGGCAGGATGCTTGTGCGCAGAGCGATCAGCAACGCTCGCAAGGAGGCAGAGCGTGCCAAAAACGCCACGTAGCCAACAGATACGCATCTGCGGCCAGCAGTGGGAGCTTGCTTTCCGCAGTTTGAAGCGGCGGCAGCTTTGCGGTCTGTGCGAGTACGACCGCCGCCGCGTGAGCGTCTGCTCCAGCATGCGTGGCCTCGACCGTCTCGACACGATTTGCCACGAGCTGCTGCACGCTTGCCAAGGATTCGCGAGCGAGGAGCACGTTGCAGAGGTCGCAACCACACTGGCCACAGTTCTGTGGCAGCTCGGCTACCGCATGGAGGCAGACGACGATGGCCCACAAGCGTGACGCGATTGCCGGCATGGTGCACAGGCTGGTCGACGCACACCCGGACGCACCAGCACGGACGCTGGCCAGGCGGTTGGTGTCTGAGACAAATGGTGCCCTGACTCTTGAGCAGGCCCGCTCTCGAATCAGGCAAGCGATTGGCCAAAATGGAAAACGCAAACTGAAATACGCAGCGAAGCCACGACCAGGGCGAAAGCCTGGCCAGGGCGTTGCAATGCCGGCCAGCAAAGCCGAGCCGTGGCAGCCATACGTTCTGGATGTCGTCGGCACGGTTGGCATTCTTTCTGACATCCACGTTCCGTACCACGACGAGCGTGCCCTTGAGGCGGCCGTGCGGCACCTGGAGGCAGTCGGCATTGACGCCCTGGTGCTCAACGGCGACACGTGCGACTTCTACACAATCAGCCGCTGGGTAAAGAATCCGCAGAAACGGGATTTCCGTGGCGAGATCGACGCTGCCAAGCAGCTGCTGGCGTGGCTGCGTGAGCGATTTCCAGACGTGCCATTCATTTTCAAAGTCGGCAACCACGAGGAACGCTGGGTTCACTGGCTCTGGCAGCACGCGCCAGAGATCAGCGACGACCCGAAAATGGGACTTGACCAGTGGCTGGATTTTGACGAGCTCGACATCCAGTTGGTGCAAGACCAGCGGCCCGTGATGGTTGGCGAGCTGCCCGTACTGCACGGCCACGAAAAAGGCCGTGGCATTTCGTCTCCAGTGAACCAGGCACGCGGTGCGTTTCTGCGGCTGCAACATACGGTGCTGGAGGGGCACGGGCACCGCACCAGCGGCCACGCGGAATCCGATATGTGGCATCGCGAGACGTTCTGTTGGAGCACAGGCTGCCTCTGCGATCTGACGCCGGAATACAGCAGGGTGAACCGTTGGAACCACGGATTCGCGACGGTGACTGTTGACGCTGCCGGTAGTTTCGACGTTGACAACTACCGCATTTCGCAAAAGGGAGAGATTCGCAGCTCATGAGCACCACGACGCCAAGCGGCCACCTCGATTCGACAGACGCTCTCCTGGAGGCCAACGCCGCAATGCGGCTTGCCATTGAGGCACGCAAGCGCGGCGACTGCTGCGACGGAGACCGCATGTGCCACATCGAGGCCGATGACGAGCACCCAGTGCTTTCTGACCCGGATGACGACAGCGACGACACTGCTGATCCGATTCACGAGTTCCGTGGCGGCTGGACTGCCGAGCAGATCATTGAGCGATTTGAGCCGCACCGCAGTAGCCAGCGGTTTGTGGAGCTGTTGGACGAAATGGCAGAGCTGCACGCTAGCAAGAGCCGCGACTACGGCAGTGAGGAAGACCCGCTGGCAAACATCCGACATGGCGCAGAGCTCGTGGACATCGAGCCGTGGCGCGGGTGCATGGTCCGCATTGCGGACAAAGTGCAGAGATTGCGGACCTACTGCCGAACTGGCCGCCTGGTGCATGAGGGCGTTCGTGACACGCTGCTAGACCTTGCCAGCTACAGCTTGCTGGCAATCATCCTCCACGGGGAAACCACCGATGCAAATGCTGCCTCTGACATCTGACGACCTGGCCAGAATCGAGCACAGAGCCAATCGGTGGAGCCGCTCTATCGGCACCGTGCAGCACGAGCTCGCCCGTGATGTCTACCGCTTGCTTGAGGAGCGGCAGCAGCTGCTCGTGAAGCTGGCCTACAAAGACAACGAGCGCGGCCTTGAGCAACGCCAGTGAGCCGGGCGGCCGGTTGCATCGCGGCGGTCTCCCTCCCCGCTGTCTGCGATCCCGGCCAGCCCTGGCTCAGCCGGTTTCACTCAATGTCCGGGAGTAGGTCTAGGTTGTTTTCCCGACCCACAATGTCCTCGTCGTAGTAATGACGCTCGGCAATACCGTCAGTCTCGTGACCGAGCTGCCCTTTGGCTGAGACGCCACCGCGACGCAGGTAGGATGCCGTGGCTTTGCGGATGCTGTGGAACGGCTTGTACGGCACGTCTGCGGTGCGGCAGAGGACTTTGAGCGACGCATAAAGGCTGGCGTAGGACCGATGCTCAAGCCACGGCCACACACGCTCCGTGTCGTCGCCTTTCTCGCACGCCAGCAGGCTAGCCAGCCGCTCCGTGATTGGCCGCGTAATCGTCTGCGAGTGCCCTTTGCGAGTGTGTGCCAGAAAGGTCAGCGTCTGCCGCTCAATGTCGACCTCTCCCCAACGCAGTTCCAGAATGGCACCGATTCGCTCGCCTGTCTGAAACTGTGCCATCAGCTTAGTCGACCAGTACCACGCCGCCGGCAATCGACCAATGTAGCCCCGACGGTGACGGGCAGCGTCGACCAGCTTTGCCAGGTCGTCGGCGTTAAACGCTCGCGGCCGTGGCTTTGGGATGGTGGGCGTGCGGTAATCTGGAAACTCAATGTCCGTGCCGTCCGACCGCTTAAGTCGCTTTTTGGCGGCAAAGTTCCAGATCGCTTTGAGTTGCTGGGAATCCTTTCCCACCGTCGCGGGCGTGATGATTTTCCCGCGAAACTTGGTTGTGAGCCGCCACTTACAGAACTTGGCAGCGGTCACGTCGTCGAGGTCGTCGAGCGTCGGCTCGTGCCCCAAGAACTTGGCGAGCTGGTCTAGCGTCTGCGTGTAGAGCTCCACGGTCCTCTCGGAATACTGGCGACTAGGTGCGATTCGGTTCTCCAACAGTTCTCGAAGTGTCTGCATGGCCATTCCTTACGTTTTTCAAGGTCCGACCGGAGGATTTTACGTGAGGTGCACATCTGTTCAATAGTCATGCCCTCCGCTTGAAACAACTAGGGTTCCGGGCGGTTTCAATACTGTACAGCGTTTCGGCGTCAAAGAGCCAGGAGAACCGCCCTACTCCGCCTAAACTGCGGAGCCCGTGCGATACTGAACTCAGGGACAGATTGCACCAACTACCGACGCCGGTACATTGCCGGCCATGATCGTGGCACTCAAAGAACCGAAGCGAACACTGTGCACCTGCCGCGAGGCGGCTGAGATTCTCGGCTGCACAATGGGACGCATCCGGCAGCTGTGCCGGCCGCAGACCGATGGCCAGCCGGCTCTCTGGAGCACAAAGCTCACCGACCGTGCGCTCGTCCTCGACCTTGATGAGGTCAAAAATCTCGCCAAATCACGGCGAAAAGCACGCGACGCCGGCAGCGTTCGCGGTGCCCTGCCAAAAGGTTTTCAGCCAGACAGCTGAGCACCAGGCCACCAGCAAAAAAGAAAAAGTGATTTTGCTTGACTCAATCTACCGATGTCGGTAATGTACCGCCGGCACGAGGCCGGCCGACATCAAACGGAGGGATTCAAAATGACTGTCGAGCTGCTCCTAGAACTTCTCATTGCTCTGTGCCACCTGCTCGCTGCCGGCGTTTCCGCTGGCTTTTAATCTACCGACAAGAGTAATCGCAAGTGCCTGTTGCCACCATTCTGAACGGGCGTATACTGCCCGCACCAACGAGGGAGAACTGTATGGACGTTCACTACGCAGAGGCCGCCGCAGCATGTGCTGCAGTCGGCAGTTTTTACGGCACGAGCCCAGGTGTCTGGGACGGCCACCGCCGCAGGTGGGAGGAGAACGACCCCGTTCTCTTCTACCACCAAGGACACGTCAGTCGCGGCCACGTCATGCGAGCCGAGTACGGCGTCGAGCGTGACACGTACTTCGTGCGACGGCACGTAGAGGGAGGAGGCACCGAGATCGTCGAGGTGCTGGATCGGGCAATGCTCGTTTACTGAAGGGAAACCAATGAGTACAGAAATCAGCACCACAGTGCAGCCACGCGGCCTGGCACTGAGCACGTTTGAAGATGCGTTCCGGTTTGCAGGGCTGGTCGCCAAAAGCGAGTTCGCACCAAAGGACTTCAGAGGCAAGCCAGAAAGCTGCATGCTTGCCATACAGCACGGTGCGGAGCTCGGGCTCTCACCGATGCAGTCGCTGCAGTCGATTGCCGTGGTCAACGGACGGCCAAGCGTCTTCGGCGACACCGCCCTGGCCGTCTGCAAAGGCTCGCCAGTCTGCGAATGGGTTCGCGAGACCATTGAGGGCGACGGCGACAGCATGGTGGCCGTCTGCCAGGCAAAGCGTCGCGGTGATGCCCAGCCAGTCGAAAGCCGGTTTGGAGTCGCAGAAGCCAAGAAGGCTGGCCTGTGGGGCAAATCCGGCCCGTGGTCGCAGTACCCACGCAGGATGCTACAGATGCGTGCTCGCGGGTTTGCACTGCGTGATGCGTTTCCTGACATCCTGCGTGGGCTCGTGACGGCTGAAGAGGCACAGGACTATCCGACAGAGCCAGAGGCCGTGACCGTCTCACAGCCCAAGCCAAAGCCGAAGAAGGTGCCGACACCGGCTGTGGCCGACGACGCCGCGATGGCTAAGGCTCGGGCCGCCATTGAACTGGCTGGCAATGAGGAGCAGCTGCGGAAGTTCGCCCTGGCCGTGCACACGCGGCAAGACGACGGCTTCTACACCAGCGAGCAGGCCGCTGAGCTGCTCGATATGTGCGACGAGCGTAAGGCATACCTCGAGGAACGCGAGGAGGTGCCCGCATGAGCGACCTACGCCAAAAGACGCCATCACAGATCGGCAACATGATTTTTCGCATTGGTCTTACAGACCTGGGCGAGTTTATCCAAAGCGAGCTGCAAGAGCTGGAGTTCATGCGGAAAGAGGTTGCCACGCTCAGTGCAAAGGTGCGGCTGTTGGAACAGCAGCTGCCGGAAGAGGCCACAGAGAAGGTCGAACAGACAGTGAAAGAGCTGTGGCTAAAGCAAAACGGGCACGGCGGCTCACGACGAGCTCCAGCAATTTCTGATGGTTAAAAAGGAGGAACAGTTATGTCAGTTATTCAATTTCAGCGCAGAAACTCTCGCGGTAGGCGGTCGGCAAATAAGTCGGATTTATTGGTTTATATGTGCCAATCAAAATCATTAAGAGGTAAAGCAGTCTGTCTTCGTGTTAGCTCAAAAGCGTTGGGCGAACTTCGCTGGATTGCAGGTGATTACGTCATTGCGTGTTACGACACTGAATCTCGGCGATGGACGATTGAGCGAGTGTCTGACGACTGCGGAAACAAACTTAGTGGAAAAAGTTCAAAGGGTCATGGCGCTACAGTCCGTTTTTCTTTAATAAACCTTGACACAAATGAGCTCGGTTTTGTTGGAGGTAAAGGCTACAGCTGCAAAATGCTAGACGCCGACAGCAAGAGAGCTGTTTTTGAAAAGCTAGACGGGTAAACGGTGGCGCGTTGCCATCGTGGCGGCTTTTCCGGTTGGCCGCCAAATCCTGGCCAGCTGCTGGCCTAGTGTTTTCGCGAACACAGCAGACGCGCAGCGGGCGGTCGCGTTAACTCCCGCAGCCATCGAGGTGCAGCCATTCACATCGGCGGTGGCCGCTGGCCCAGCGTGACAGGGCACGTACACAGGATGGGCTACGCATGCCAACTCGAAAAACTATCGACATAAGGCGAGTCAGCCAGCTGCTTTCTCAAGGGCTTACTCAGGCACAGATAGCAAAACGTCTGGGTTTTAGCAAAGTCTGTGTTCACACGGCGGTTAAGAAGATCAAGGAGGTGTCCAGTGAGCGACTACTACCCAGCCACTGAAGACGTGCTGCCGCTGTTTCGCCGCAGCGATCCACCAACGTCGCGTCTCGCAGCTGCTCGCGTGCGCGAGTTCAGCGGCGACCACTGCCGCCGCGTGCTTGATGCCCTGGAGCAAGGGCCGGCCGGGCAGACAGAGATTGCCGCACGGTGCGGACTGCTGCCGCATCAAGTGAACAAGCGGCTGGCGGATTTGAAGCGGGCCGGCAAAGTAGAGCCCACTGGGCAGCGGCAGTTGTCAGCGAGTGGACGGCAGGAACGGGTTTGGAGACGCATTAATGGCAGGTGACTGGCTCAAAATGCGGCACGACCTTGCGGATGACCCTGCAGTAATCCGTCTAGCCGAGCTCTGCGGTGACGAGGATTCCGTCATCGGCAAGCTGTTCCGCATTTGGAGCTGGGCCGACAGACACACAGAAGACGGCCAGGTCGATGGCATCGGCCTGGCGTTTGTGGACCGATTGACCAGGTGCGAAGGCTTCGGCGCGGCTCTTGTCAGAGTCGGCTGGCTGGTGGAATCAGACGCGGGAGTGTCGTTTCCCAACTTTGACCGCCACTGCGGTGACACCGCAAAGGCTCGTGCTTTGGCCAAAAACCGGCAGCAAAGCCGGAGAAAAAGCGACTGTCACGCTGAGAGCGTGACAAATGTCACGCTGATGTCACGCGCGCAGCGTGACAAAAGCGTGACCAGAGAAGAGGAGAGGAAGAGAAGAGAAGAACTTCCTCCTCTCCCGCGAGATGGTTGTGATCAGGCAGAGTGGCAGAAGCTCCGCAAAGCCTGGAATGCCTCGGCTGGTAAGCCGTGGAAGCTCGCGAACCCACCAGCAAATCTGCCAGAGCGGCTCGCTGATGCCGCTTGGCTAGAGGCGTACCCGGTGGCAATCGAGCATCTGAAACGCTGCAAGTACTTCCGCACGCCAGTGACGCTGCGGCAGTTCTGTGGCGTCAGCGACGACGGGACTTCCTTCGTCGAAAAGGTGATCTCTGGCGATTTCGACGACGTGCCGACGAGAGGCGGCAGTCGTGAGTTTGTCGACCAGAGGCCACCACCACGTGCGTTTACCGGAGAAGACGCAGAAGCGTTTGAGCGGACGCGTCGAGCATTAGCCGAGAGGATGAAGCATGAATCAGACCATCGAGCGGCGGCCGCTCACTGAACGCCAACGAGCGATCTACGACCACATTGTCGAGCACTGCCGCAGTCGCGGCTATGCCACAACTATTCGCGAGCTGTGCGAGCACTTCGACATCCGCTCTCCGAACGGCGTGAAAAGCCATTTGGAACT